AGAGCATCTGACCCCATCACCGTCGAGCGCATCAATACGGTGATTTATGGCCCGCCTGGGCTGGGGAAGTCCTCGCTCGCCTTCACAGCCGAAACGCCGTTGCTGCTCGACTTCGACAATGGTTCACACCGCGCGGCCAATCGCAAGGATACCGTTCGGGTGTCCGACTGGTCGGACGTGGCCGGCATCACTGCAGATGACCTAGCGCCGTTCAAGACTGTCATCGTGGATACGGCAGGACGTGCTCTGGACGTACTGACCGCCGATATCATCCGCAACAACCCGAAGCATGGGCGCGGTGGCGCGCTGACCCTGCAGGGCTATGGCGAGCTCAAGAGCCGCTTCACTTCATTCCTCAAGCTGCTGAACAGCTTCGGCAAGGACGTGGTCCTAATCGCCCATATGGACGAGCAGCGCAATGGCGACGACATTATCGAGCGCCTGGACGTGCAGGGCGGTTCCAAGGGTGAGATTTACAAGGCCGCCGATGCAATGGGCCGCTTGGTCATCACGAACGGCCAGCGCCGCCTTCTGTTCTCGCCTACCGACGCAGCGTTCGGTAAGAACCCCGGTCAACTGCCGCCACTCGACGTGCCAGAGATTGCTAACGCCGGGTTCGACACGTTCCTCGCAACTGTCATCGACCGCATCAAGAGCCGCCTCAACGAGCTTACTGAGGCCCAGCGCGAGGCTGTAGCCGAACAGCAGTGGTTCCGCGATGCCCTCCCAGGCGTTGAGAACGCGGAAGGCATCAATGCTCTTCTGTCTCGTGCTGCAGACGGTGGGAATATCTGTAAGATGTTGCTGCACAAGCGGGCTACGGAGCTTGGCCTGACGTTCGACAAGGCATCTGGCGAATACGCGCTCAAGCAGAACGAGGCCGCGTGATGCTGGCCCGCGTGAGCAATATTGAGGCGCTGCGCCAGTGGAAGAACTGGCAGCCTCTTTACGATGGCCAGGAAGAGCCGACGGTTGAGGACTTGGTGAGGTTCATCACGGTCGATGAACCGTCCGAGGCGATGAAGGCAGGAACCGCGTTCCATGCCGCCCTTGAGTTGGCGAAGGACGGAGACTACGCCTCTTTTGAGGCGAACGGCTATCGCTTCATACTGCCGGATGCCGAGATTTCCCTGCCCTCTATCCGCGAGATGAGGGCCTATGGGCAATACGGCGGCTTGACTGTTACCGGCCAGGTTGATGCCGTCGAGGGGCGCATTGTCACCGACCACAAGACGACGGGGAGGTTCGACCCCGAGCGCTACCTGAACGGATGCCAGTGGAAGTTCTATCTGGATCTGTTCGAAGCCGACGAGTTCCGCTGGAACATCTTCGAAATCAAGGAAGTGGAGCCGCTGGTTTACCGTGTGTCGGCTCCGCATGTCCTCAAAGCCTATCGATACCCCGAAATGCACCAGCACTGCGCAGTGCTAGCCGCTGACTACCTCAGCTTCGCTCGCGAGCACATGCCCCAAGCCAAGGAAGCCGCCTAATGACAGATCGCCTGGATGCAGTAGTTGCGCGCGAATACACCGACCGCGACGGCAACAAGAAAACGCAGTGGACGAAGATCGGTTCAGCATGGGCTACGAAAAGCGGTGGCTGGTCGATCACCCTCGAAGCCCTGCCCCTCCCGTCTATGGGCGAGCGCGGCCTAGAGACCCGCATCATTTTGATGGTGCCGAAGGCCCGCGATGATCATCAGCGCCAGCCGGCCCGTCAGCAAGAGCAGAGCATGTACGGCAGCGGTCCTGCCGACTTCGACGACGAAATCCCCTTTTGATGGAGTGACCCATGGCTAGAGCTCTGCTTGTCCTATCGAACGACATCATGCGCCAGCGGGCTATCGACTGGATCCGAAAAGCCCCGGCCAACACTCGTGTCGAGTACAAGGGACCGAAGCGCACTCTTTCGCAGAATGACCGCATGTGGGCGATGCTGACAGACATCGCTACGCAGCTTAGCTGGCACGGTCAAAAGCTAACCGCCGACGATTGGAAGCTTGTCATGCTGGATGCACTTCGCCGTGAGAGCGGCGAGATACTGCGCATCGTCCCGAACACCGATGGGACCGGCTTCGTCAACCTAAGCACATCATCATCCGATCTCGACAAGGCTGAGATGTCTGACCTGATCGAACTGATGTTCGCCTTCGGAGCGAAGCATGGCGTCGCCTGGTCTGACCCAGCCATGGCTGACAGGAGCGCGACATGAAACGCTTACTCTCCCGCATATTCCGTCGCCGCCCTGTCGTCGTGTCCGTCTCCACCTACCGGGTGAAGAAAACGGATGCGGACAAGGCCCTCGAACAGAAGACCGCAATGCTCGCGAAAGAGCTTGGCCGTCCTAACCCGCTGGCGAGGCAGTGATGGCGCGCCGCGAGTTCTCACGCAAGACCAAGCGCGAAGCTTTGGAGCGCGCCAACGGCCACTGCGAAAAGTGCAAGGCCGCGCTCAAGGTTGGCGAAGGCGAGGTAGACCACATCTTGCCGGATGTTCTAGGCGGCGAGCCGGTCCTGGCAAACGCTCAAGTCCTCTGCAGGGTTTGCCACGCTGAAAAGACCGCGGATGATGTCCGCCGCGCGCGCAAAGCGGACCGGCAACGAGACAAGCATTCCGGCGCAATGCGCAATAGGCCCAAGCTGGTGGGCCCAACCTTTCCCAAGGCCAGCAAGCATCCATCCATAGACAAATCCGCCCTGCCCCCACTGGCACGGCCGCAGCTATTCAGGTGAGAAAATGACCGACGCAGTAAACGAGACAGCCCAGACCATAGCAGCCGGCCAGCTGCGCGCATTCATCGAGCGCATCGAGCGTTTGGAGACCGACAAGAAGGATATCTCCGACGACATCAAGGATGTCTACGCCGAGATGAAGGGCCAAGGCTTCGACACTAAGGCAATCCGCACCATCGTCCGGCTGCGTAAGAAGGATGCGAACGAGCGCCAGGAGGAAGAAGCGATACTCGACCTCTACATGTCCGCTCTAGGAATGGCGTGAAAGGAGCACGGGAATGACTAAGCCGCTTCGCCATAGCCGCAGCGAGATCCAGAACGCCGCTCGCGTCGCGAAGGAAATGAACATGACCGTGCGCCTCGAGGCAGATGGGGCGATCACCCTGATCCCTGATAACGACGCGACATTTGACAATGATGCCGCTCCATTGAAGTCTCTGGATGCGTGGAGGAATAGAAATGCGCGTTCGTCTACCGGGCGTCCATAAGGTCAGGAAGCGCCTCGCCGACGGCTCGACCGTGTTCTACTATTATGCCTGGCGCGGCGGTCCGAGGATCATGGCGGACCCGGTAAAGGAAGAACGGAAGTTCAGCGAGGAATTCCTGCGGCTCACGCAGGACCGGCAGAACCCCCAGTTTGAAGGCCGTCTCGTTTCGATCATTCGGGCCTATATGAAGTCCCCTCACTACAAGGAACTGAAGGCCTAAACTCGCGAAGGCTACCTTCTGGCCATCCGCGCGATCGAGGCGGAGTTCTACGACATGACGGCCGAACAGATCTCGGCACAAGGAACGCGGACAATCTTCCTTCAATGGAGAGACGAGATCGCTGAGGCTCATCCGCGAAAAGCAGACCTCTACATGAGCGTTCTGCAGCGGATCCTTTGGTTCGGGCTCGATCGCGAGATTATCACGCGGCACCCGCTTGAGCGCGTGAGCAAGGTAAGCGATGGATCACGCCGAGAGATTATCTGGTCAGATGAGGAGATCGAGCGGTATCGCTCAACGGCACCGGAGCCCCTTGTGCGGGCGATGATGCTTGCTGCCTGGACAGGTCAACGGCAAGGCGACCTGCTCGCACTGACATGGGCCGCCTACGATGGACGAGCGATTCGCCTTCGGCAGTCAAAGACTGGCTCGCATGTGGCGGTGAAGGTGTCGGAAGAACTGAAGACGATTCTGGACGAAGCGAAGGCGCGGAACGAGGCGAACGCGAAGCCGGCCGTCACGATCCTGACGAACCAGGCCGGGAAGCCTTGGCAAACAGGCTTCAAGTCTTCTTGGCGCAAGTCGCTTGCTGCGGCGGGGATAACGGGGAAGACGTTCCACGATCTAAGAGGAACGTTCGTGACGCTGGCCTACCGGAATGGGGCCTCAATCAAGGAGATTGCAGAGGTCACGGGGCACTCAGAAAAGGATGCTGAGACGATCATCCGGAAGCACTATCTCGTGTCGAGTGCGGCCGTGGAAAAGATCGAAGGAAGGAATAGCCGTGGCGCCAAGAATTAA